TGAAAAGATTGATACGGTCCGACGGCTGCGCGGAGAGAAGATTGACCGTGAAGCTAGACGCGCCAAGGAAGAGATCAATAAGAATGGAGAACACTGATGTTTGAGTTACTCGGTGGCGGTTTGCTTGGCAGTATCTTTGGAGGTCTGTTTCGACTCGCCCCTGAAGTCTTGAAGTTCTTGGACAAGAAGAACGAGCGTCAGCACGAGTTATCCATGTTCCAACTCCAAACCGACCTCGAAAAAATGAGGGGCGAGTTCAAGATGGAGGAGAAGTATGTGGACTACTCGATCTCGCAAATGGACACGATTAAGGAGGCTTTTAAGGAGCAAGCCCAAACGGCAAAAGAGGCTGGCTGGTTTGCTTCTTTTATCACTGCTATTACCCGCCCCGGTCTTACTTGGATTGCATTTGGCGTATATGTGGCTGTCAAAGCTGCTGGCTTAACGATAGCCTTCCAGACCAATGCAAACTGGGCTGAAGTCTTGACCAAGAGCTATGACGAGGACGACTTTGCCATGCTGAACATGATGTTAACGTTCTGGTTTGTAGGGCGTTCTATAGAGAAGTACAATAAATCGTGAATGAAGAGGCAAAGAAGCTTTGCAAGGATGTACTGATCAAGCCCTTTGAAGGGCTGGCAAAGCGTTTGCCTGACGGACGAGTTCAAGCCTATCCTGACCCCGGAACCCGTGGTCACCCTTGGACAATCGGCTGGGGTGCCACTGGACCTGAGATTAATCCCGGCACGATCTGGACGATTGAGCAGTGTGAGGATGCGCTTAATCACCACGTCGAGTATTTCGTACAAGGTTTGCTCAAGATGTCTCCCAGCCTTGCTAAAGCCTTCCCAAGGCGCGTAGCTGCGGTTACAAGCTGGGCTTACAACTGCGGCCTTGGTAACTACAGGGTGAGCACCTTCAAAAAGCGCATCGATGCCGATAACTGGGACGGTGCCGCGGATGAGTGCTTGAAGTGGAATAAAGCCGCTGGCAGGGTTTTGCCAGGACTAACCCGTAGGAGGGCGGCCGAGGCCGCGTTAATGCGATGAGTTCAGCGACCAAGTCAGATCCGACCAAGTGGAAGCGCATCGTCGCGTCCGTAAAGGCCTCCGATAAAGGCGGTGATCCAGGTCAATGGAGCGCCCGTAAGGCCCAATTAGCGACCCAGAAGTACAAAGCATCGGGTGGGGGTTACAAAGGGCCTAAAAAGGCGGATAATTCGCTCTCAAAGTGGACGAGCGAGGATTGGGGTACGAAATCCGGCAAGCCTTCCACGCAAGGGCCTAAGGCCACCGGTGAACGGTACCTGCCCCGGAGAGCGCGAGAGGCGCTTTCGCCTGCTGAGTATGCAGCCACCACACGCGCTAAGCGTGAGGGTACCAAGTCCGGTAAGCAATTTGTCGCTCAACCCTCGAAGATCCGCGAGAAAACTGCAAGGTACCGATAATGGCTGTCACCATGACCTACACGTCCCTGGTAGCGGATGTCACGCTCTACCTGGAACGCTCGGACGCGCAGACGATCAATCAGATCCCGTCTTTTATCAACCTCGCCGAGTCGATTATCTCGGACGAGCTAAAGATCCTTGGCCAGCAAGAAACCGTCTCTGCGACTATGGTCCAAGGCAATCCCGTTATTGCTAAGCCTACGCGCTGGAGGAAGACAACCTCCTTCAACATCACGGTCGCGGGCGAACGCAAGCCCCTGCTTTTGAGGAAGTATGAGTACCTACGCAACTATTGGCCCAACCCAACAACCGAAGACGAGCCGCTTTTTTATGCCGACTACGACTTCGACAACTGGCTCATTGCGCCAACGCCTGATGCTGCTTATGCGTTTGAGGTCCTTTACTACGAGAAGATCCAGCCGCTAGACGCAACCAATCAAACCAACTGGTTCACGATCAACGCTCCCCAGGCCATGCTCTACGGCACGCTTTTGCAGGCCATGCCCTTCCTGAAAAACGACTCTCGGGTACAGCTTTGGCAGTCCTTGTATGACCGCGCCATTCAAACGCTCAAGCTTGAGAACGATACCCGGACGATCGATCGTTCGGCTACGGTGCAAGAAGTATGACCTCCTACGTCAATGTCTTTACCGGGGACGTCATCCAGCCCACGGACGTCAGCTATAAGTCGTTCTCGATTTCGGCTAACCTGACGCTGGCTTGGCCGCTTGATGGCAATGCCCTTGGCAATTATGCCGCCAGGATCATGCAGATCACGGCAACGACGGGAAGCCTTTCCGTTTATATGCCGCCTGCCAATGAGACTTCGGTCGGTACTGATTCTCTTATTCGCAACGTCGGCTCAAACACCTTCACGATGCGCGACAACGCAGGCAATACGATTGTCTCGGTCGCAGCAGGTGAGGCTAAGTACATCTATGTGACCGACAACTCGACGGCCGCGGGAACCTGGGGCGTCATCGCTTTTGGTGTCGGATCAAGCTCTGCCGATGCCGCAACGCTTGCAGGCTATGGCCTTAAAGCCATAACCACGACGCTCAATCAGTCGCATCCAGTAACGACGACAGCAGCGGGATTTACGGCTGACTCAACCTATCGAGCCAAGACGCTCGTTTGGACGGGCGGCGTTGGAACCATCGCACTTACCGCGGCCGCAACCCTGGGTGACGACTGGTTCTTTATGGTTCGCAATAACGGTACGGGCCTTTTGACTATCGATCCAAACGCTTCGGAACTGATCAACGGCGACTCAAGTCTTGCCTTGCAGATCGGCGATTCAGCCTTTGTTGTTTGCTCGGGTGGTGCTTTCTATACCGTAGGCCTGGGGCAATCGACAACGTTTGCATACTCTCAGCTTGTGCTGCCAGTGACTTCGGGAACCTATACGCTAACCCCGGCCCAAGCGCAAAACACGATCATCAAGGTAACGGGCGCTTTGACTGGAGCAGTCACAGTACAAGTCCCCGCGGCGGTTCAGGTTTACTTTGTCTTGAATGCAACGACAGGGGCTTTTAATACCACCTTCGAAACTGGTGTTGTAGGCGGACAAACTTCAACGCTTCAGCCAAACCAGCAAGCCACGCTTGTTTGTGACTCGGTTAACGTCTTGAACGCCACGACGGTCATCACGGGCGGCTCTGCCATATCAATCATTGATGGCACGTTCGGCGCCCCTGGGCTTAACTTTGTCTCTGAGACTAATACCGGCATGTTCCGAAGGACGAGCCCAAGCTCTGCAATAGGCTGGTCAGTTGGTGGCGCTATCAAGATGATGTTAACGAATGAAGGGCTTGCCGGAGGGTCGTTCTAATGACTGAGAAGGTCATCACGATCAATACGCAGCCCGGAATACGACGGGACGGTACTGTTTTGGACGGGGACCAATACTCTGATGGCTTATGGGTGCGCTTTCAGCGTGGACGGCCAAGAAAAGTCCTTGGCGTTAAGCGGATCTCCAATCAGATCTATGGCCCGACTCGAGGGATGTTCGTTGATTCCAGTAACGGTATTAACAACATCTTTACGTCCTACGCTTCAGGCATTCAGGTTATCGGCGTTGATAACAACGGCGTGGGCGCAGGCGTCTCAGACTTCACCTTTACGGGACCGGCAGCAACGCTTGGAACGCTTGTAGGTGGCACGGGTTATACCAACGGCACCTATAACGGCGTGGCCATGACCGGAGGTACCGGAACAGGTCTTTATTGCAACATCACAATCGCTGGCGGGTCCGTAACGTCAGTCGTTATTACGACAACCGGACCGATATTGACGCTCGGAGCTATTACGGGCGGTGCAGCTTACACGAATGGCACCTATACCGACGTTCCGCTTACTGGCGGTCTTGGTTCAGGCGCGATTGCGACAGTAACGGTGGCTGCCGGGGCTGTTACAACCGTTTCGCTTACCGATCTTGGCGCTGGATATACCCCTGGCGACGTGCTTTCAGCGACCACGGCCAATCTTGGTGGCACTGGTGCAGGTTTTTCGGTGCCAGTTTCGACAATTACGGTAGCTTATACGCAATCTGGCGTCGGTTACACGGTGGGAAATACGCTTTCGGCAAGTGCTACGAACCTTGGCGGGACTGTAACAACGCCATTTAGCATCCAAGTTGCGACTATTAGTTCGGTTTTCACTGCAAGCGCCAATAATGTTTATCAGTTCGACTCTTCTTACGACGCTCAGGGTGGTGTAAACCAGCTTTTAGTCCACCCAGGGCAGAATCTGGCGCAAGTCGACTCGACAACCAACACGCCGGTGCTTTATGGCGCGATTACCGGGACGACATTGACCGAGCTTCGTGACGTCAGCGGTCCTGATCCGACGGGTGACATCGTCTCAGTCTCCGGCGGCGTTGTTGCTCTTCATCCGTACATCTTCGTTTATGGCAACTCGGGTCTGATCAAGAACAATTCCAAGGGTAATCCCCTGGACTGGAACTCAGCCGATGCCAACGAGGTCAACGTCGCTACAGGAAAGATCGTCAAGGGCCTTCCGGTGCGAGGCGGCACGAACGCGCCCTCCGGTTTATTCTGGTCGCTTGATTCCCTGATTCGCGTCTCTTATATCGGCGCCCCGGATTACTGGCGCTACGACATTATTACCTCGCAGTCTTCGATTCTCTCGTCTTCGGGCGTTATCGAGTACGACGGGATCTATTACTGGTGCGGGGTTGACCGCTTCCTGATGTACAACGGCGTGGTCCAAGAGATCCCGAACCCGATGAACCAAAACTGGTTCTTCGACAATCTGAATTACACCCAACGGCAGAAGGTCTGGGCCTGGAAGGTGCCTCGCTATGGCGAGATCTGGTGGTTCTACCCTCGAGGGTCGGCCACCGAGTGTACCGACGCGATTATTTACAACGTCCGCGAAAAGACGTGGTACGACGCTGGCCAAAGCATTCATGCTCAACGCTCCTCGGGCTACTTCTCCCAGGTTTTTAAGTTTCCAGTCGCCGGAGGTACTGAAGACATCGGCGGCGGGTTTACCAAGCTCTGGCAGCATGAAGTCGGGGTGGATGTTATCGACGGTGCTTCAACCTCTGCGATCGATTCGTACTTCACGACGCACGATTTATCTTGGGTGACTGGCAACCCTGCGCAGGAGGTCCCGATCGGGGACAATTTCTGGTCCCGCCTGGAGCGCGTGGAGCCTGATTTCCTGCAAGACCAAGAGATGACCATGTACATCATTGGACGCCCTTACGCGCAGGCAGCCGACGTTACAACCGGACCTTATACGTTTGATGCAAACACGACCAAGATCGACTTAAAAGAGCAGCGCCGGGAACTGAGGCTCAAGTTCGAGTCCAACATCATTGGCGGGGACTATCAAATGGGTCGCATTCTCTTGTCGCTCGATATGGGCGACGTCAGGGGTTACACGCCATGACGCAGATCTACGACCCCCGGAACATGGAATGGTCTTACTGGAACGCGCTCATCGCGGAGAAGTACGAGGCCCAGCAGCTTATGTGGCCGGTACCCGAAGAGAACTGGAAGGACTTTGCGCTTTCAATCTGCTCGATCGCTTTGTTCTCAAACTATGGTGTACCGACCCCGCATGGGTTCGACCGGTGGCAAGATTGGGCCTTCGCTTTCAATAACGCGGTGAACTGACATGGCTCTACCGGCATTACCAAGCGGCTGGGAAAACTACAATCCCTTGCAAAAAATCGACTGGTTTAACGCAAACCAAGTCGATGAAGGGACGCTTCGTAATTACGCCTCTCAGGCCGATATTGATTGGATGAAGGGTCAAGGTTACCAAGGGTCTTATGAGCCTGTAAGCATTCTTAATTCATTGGCAAGCGATCCGGTTGTCGATCAGGGCGTTGGTCAAGATACGGTGGTTGGTGGGTTAGGCGCGAGTGTCCCGGTTGAAGATAAATCAGCCGCCTACCAATACGCAACAGACGCCGGTGGTATCGGTCTGGATGCGATGAATCAAAACATCCAAGATTTTTTTGCAGCCTCGCCTACCGAGGAGGCTACTCGAGCGGCCATGGCTGAGTATGGCGTCTCGGATGCAGACATTGAGCGTGCCACAGGAAGGTCGCTAGACGATTATTATCCTGTCGGCGGACTGTCGAGCATAACCCAGGACGTTCTTGGGGAAGTGGCCAATAGAACCCTCGATCAGGATACTGTCTCGGGAGGGCTTTCTGTCGCTGGCTCAACCATCCCAGGCACGGATAATCTTGTAGGGACCGACCAGCTTGCTCTTGGTTTTAACAAGGATGCGACTAACGCAGCAAACGCTCAAACCATAGCCAATGAACTTTATGCGCAGGGCAAGGACCTGATTGGCAAGACCGTTACCGGAGACTTGGCAACAGAGTTACAAAACGCCTTAAAACCTATCTATGCCGAAGGCGAGGGTGCTTCAACTTTAGCAAATCCGTCTGCTTTTTCGCCGATCAGAAAACAAGTCGGTACCGACAACGAAGGCAATCCTATTTATGAAGATACGGGTACCTACTCGGCTTTTCTGAATGCCCATGATATTGGTAACAAAGGCACACTCCTTGGCCAGGAGGTTACGGTCGACAAGGACGGCAACATCATTGACGTTCAGCTTCGCCAAGATCAACGAGGCTCGTTTCAAAAGTCAATCGCTCCCATGCTTAACTTTGCCGCCATGGTCGTTACTGGTGGTGCAGCAGGCCTCGGTTTGTCTCCCTTGCAAGCGGCAGGCATATCGACAGCCTTACGAGCCATGGGCGGTGCCGACGTAGAAAGTCTTATCAAAAATGCCGTTACCTCCTACGGGGTAAGCACCGGCCTCGATATGGCCGCTGGGAATATTGCCTCTTCGCTAAATCTTGATCCAGGGATTGTTAGGTCTGCACTTGACGTGGCCTATACCGCGGCAAAATCTGATAACCCCTATGACATTATTGCGGCCGGTATGAAGGGCGTGGCTTCCGCAATGGGGGGCCGTAATGTTATTGACGAGTACAACGTCACTGGTGGGACCGGGACGCAAATTCCTGCGACCGGCGGACTGTCTTTGGTCTCCGATACCAAGCCGGATATATCCTCGGATCTCGCCTCCAGCATTGCAAGTGCTGGCGGTTTAGATCTTGCTGGCGGCTTGGATTTAACCAAAGGGGAGCAGGTTGCTGCGCTCCCGCTTCTTGGGATACCGGCCATTCAGCAAGGTATAGCGGCCGCTGGCGTACTTGGTGCGCATGGCGCGGCCTTATGGTCCGCCCTTCAAAAAGCGCAAAACCCTGGTGCTGATATTCCGTGGACTATGGACTACGCAACCACGGTCCCTGACTACGCGAATAAACCGGTTTCTGATTGGACCGAGGCTGATAAGCAGGCTTACATCAAGGACTTCCAAAAGGATATTGGAAAGTATGAGACCAAGCCCTTGTATGCCGATAAGACGCCAGCGTTAACCGTATCGTCCACAAAGCTTGATAAGCCGTTCACGCCTTATAACGAATTCGACCTTACCAAGACGGCCGACCGTGATTTTACGCCTTACAACGAATTCGCCACTGACAAGGTGATTGACAAGCCGTTTACGCAATACCGGGAGTTTGAAGACGTCCCGATTGATGATTACCCATGGATTGAGAAGCCGAAAGAGATAAAAACCACGGGACCAGACAAACCTGGGGGCGGTCTTTCTGGAAGCGATTCGCCAGACTCTAGCAGTGCATTGTCCCAAGCAAGTGGCGCTGATAAGGGCGGAAGTTCTTCCAGTAGCTCTGATCAAAGTGCCGCCAGTAGCAATATTGATGCTCAAATCAGCAACATTACCGGCCCTATTTCTCAGCAAGATCAAGATGCTAAGCAGGCTCAGGTTGAGGGCCCGCAAAAGCCGCAAGGTCAAAATCTTGCAGGTCAGTCTGATGAGGCCTTAAAGGCTTCGGTAGGCCAAACCTTTGCTGATAATCCCAATTACGTTTTTAATCGTAACGAGATAGCAAGGCTTGGCCGTGCTGGCGGCCTTAGCGACGAGAGGATTAACAACATTCTCGGCTCCTTTACGTTCGACAAGGACGGCAATCTTGTTCGCGGTGGACCCGCTGGTAGCCCGACAGGTGGTCCAACAGGCACTCCGACAGGCGGACCTACTGGCACCCCAACAGGCGGTCCGGCGAGTGGCGATGCTACGGACGGAAGCGGCGGAGTTACAACCGGCGGCACGGACGGCGCTGTTAAGGTCGATGCCGAAACTAGCGGCGAAGCTAAGACCGGCGAAGCCGAAAAGCCGACCGAGGGAACTGGAACAGATACGGGCACAGGAACTGGCAGCGGTTCTGGTTCAGGCTCAGGCTCAGGAAGTGGATCAGGCTCCGGTTCTGGCAGTGGATCTGGCAGCGGGTCGGGTAGTGGCTCCGGTTCAGGGTCCGGTTCAGGCAGTGGTTCGGGCAGCGGTAGCGGCTCTGGATCGGGTTCAGGCTCTGGCTCCGGAAGCGGCTCAGGATCTGGATCAGGTTCAGGTTCGGGATCAGGTTCCGGTTCGGGCAGTGGTTCAGGTAGCGGTAGTGGGTCTGGATCGGGATCTGGAAGCGGTTCAGGAAGTGGGTCGGGCTCTGGAAGTGGTAGTGGATCGGGCACAGGAACTGGTACAGGCACGGGAACCGGCACTGGCACTGGCACAGGAACTGGAACGGGAACCGGTACAGGAACGGGAACCGGGACCGGCACAGGTACCGGAACTGGGACAGGTACAGGAACTGGGACAGGTACAGGTACGGGTACAGGGACCGGAACGGGATCTGGCTCGGGCGCCGGAGATGGTGGGGGTGGCGGAAGTCGTTACTACCCATCGGCCGCTGTATCTGGCAACGCAGGCTTTAAGAACATCCCATCGTTATCACCAACCTTTTTAGCGGCGGCGCCGGTTATGAAAGAGAAGACAATCTCCAACCTCCCTGAGAGCTTGGTGCAGACCCTCATGAGGATGGGCATCAGCAAGAAGCTAATCTCGCAAATTGCCGCCAACGCGAAAGTCGATCTGTCCGAAGAGGATCAAAGGGCGATGGAGCCCTCCACGACCGTTAAAGGGGCGCTCGAGCAAGTCGATGCTGACGAGCTTTTGGGTGAGCAGCCAAGGACCGGCGGCCAACCTGAAAAGCCCCAGCAAAAGGCCATGGGCGGATTGATGAAGATGGCCGAGACCAATGGCTTTGCAGGCACCCCGGATTCAAGGAGAATGCAGGGTTATGCGGTTGGCGGTGCTGGAGGCGGTCAGGATGACCTTATTCCCGCACTGTTAGCGGATGGCGAGTATGTAATGGACGCTGATATTGTGGCTGCACTTGGTGATGGCTCTTCGAAGGAAGGTGCCAAAAAGCTCGACAAGATGCGTGAGGCAATCCGTAAACATAAGCGTGCCGCACCGGTCAATAAAATTCCGCCAAAGGCTAAGTCGCCCTTGGCATACTTGAAAGAAAGCGCGAGGTAATCATGCCATTCGATTGGACCCAAGGCGCAGCGCCACCACCCGTCAATATCAAGCAAGCTCAGTCGACTACGGCGCCTGGGTTTTATACCGACTACCTCAAGAAGCTTGGCAGTACTGGCGAGGCTTTGCTTGGCACTGAAGCGCCGAAGTACGTTGGCGAACAGGAACTGCAAACCACGGCTTTTGACGAGGCCAAGAATCGCATGTTTGGTGGCCAAGGTTTCATGGATGCCGCCTCGAGGTTTGGCCAGTCTGCCGGTGCTACAACTGCTCAGCAATTGCAGGGCTATCAGTACACCGACCCCGTGACAGGCGAGACGAGCACGATGGGCGGGGGCTATATGAACCCCTACATCAAGGACGTTGTCTCGGAGATCAATCGACTAGGTCAGCGGCAAATGCAAGAAGCCCTGCCTGGGATGGGCGGTCTTGGCGTCGGAACCGGTGGATTTGGTGGCAAGCGAGGGCTCCAACAAGAAGGTATTGCCAAGCGTCAG